TCAGGGAAGACATATACGCTGATGCAACGCCGGTGTGGGAATGTGCGCAGTGCCGGTACGAAAGTGCGAGGGACATCTAATGGACCATTGGGCCGGCATGCTCGAACTCAAGACGGTGGACGTGTCGCCTTCTCTTGGCGGCGCAACGTGGCGTCTGCCCGAATGTGGCAGCGGCGGCATAGTGCGGTCAGGTTGCCCATGTCGTCGGTCCCGCCCACACGAACGGGAATCTTGTGGTGCACATCCAGAGGGCGCTGTCCACGTTGCCAGACAGAGCCGCAGGCTTGGCAGGTGTAGGCGTCCCGCTTACGCACATCCCGCGCTATCTTGCGCCATTCCTTCGTTTCGTAGATTGTGCGCGTCGTGCGCCGGTTGGTCATGACTAGAGCAATGCCCGTCGCGGCAGAGGCGCACGCTTTCGAGCAGTACATCATCTTTGCGCCATGGCCGGCACGTCTCGTGACGGTCACGCCGCAGTGCAGGCAGGTCCATTGCAGAGGCGGCATCGTTCGGCTTGCTATGCGGCACGCAATGGAGCAGTACTTAGCCGTGCGGGTGTTCCTTTCGGAAGTGAAGGACTTTCCGCAGACGAGACAGATGTTGGTCCGTTGCGCACAGATTTTTGCACTGCGGCAGGCGAATGAGCAGAAGCGTTTACCTGCCGCCAACTGTGATGGCTTTACCGCCATGGGCGTGCCGCATGTCGCACAGGGGACGGTCCGACTCGCGTGCGCAACAAGATAGCAGTCCTGTGAGCAATAGAGGCGGTCTGACGATGACGGAGGGCGCCGAAATGGTTTCCCGCATTGACGGCAGGGCTCCATCGTCGCCGTGCGCAGGCCCTTCTGCCCTTGGTTGTAGCAGGCAAATGAGCAGTACTTCCGGTCGGGACGCATGCCGATGCGACCAGCGCGCATGATTGTGCCGCACGTCGCACAGGCAATGTCAACGTGGCGCTTTGCGCGGCTTTGGCTGTAGCACGCCATAGAGCAGAACGGCACCGGCGCACCGTGGCGTGCCTGATGAGCGCGACTAGGCGACAGAACAAAGGGCTGATTGCACTGCTGGCAGGTATACTGGTAAGGCATCGCGGCGAACCTCCGTGATGACGCGCCCAGGGTGGTTCCAGCCACGCCTGGGCATTTCTATATCTGCTCACAGTATAGCACAAGAGGACGGCAATGGAACTTGAGTCCTTCGCAACAGAACTGTCGCTAAAAACCGTATCGGCAGAGAGGCGCATTATCTCAGGATGGGCAGCCCACCACCACACCATCGACCGCGTAAAGGACATCATCGACCCTATCGCGTCACAGAAGGCTGTGGCGCGCCTCAAGGCGCCGTCCGACGTGGGCGTGTTCATCGCGCATCAAACGACCCTACCGGTGGGCATCCCGCAGAAGATTGAGGCCACCTCCCAGGGCCTCTACACCGAGACGTACATCCTCAAGGGCGCCGTGGGCGACAACCTGCTCGCCATCGCCAAGGACCTCTTAGACCACGGTATGACGCTGGGATTGTCCATCGGGTACAAGACGCACGACAGCCGGCGCGAGCAGACGGCACACGGCAGCGTGCGGAGGCTACTTGACTACAGCCTCGGCGAATATTCGTTCGCCAGCCATCAAGCCGTGGCCAATCCATCGGCGACGATGCTCTCCGTCAAGAGCCGCCGCCAGCAGCGGCGCGAGAAGGCCATGAGCACAGGAACAGACTCCGCCGGCGGCGCCCTGGTGCCCGCCGGCCAACCCGCCACGAGAGGAGGCGCAACCAAAGTGCAGTACCGGGTGGAGCAGAACGGCGACCAGTGGATTGTGTACGCCGACGCCGATGCCGACGGAGACGCCGACGACAACGTGCCGGTGGGCACCTACCCCTCGGCGGAGATGGCCAACGCCGTGGTGGTGGCCCTCCGAAAGGCGGCGGGCCTGGCCGATGATGACGACGATGCGCCGGGCGACGGCGACGACATGGACAAGACCGTGCCCTCTGCGCACGCGGTCAAAACAGAATGGAGTACGGCCTACGTGAACGACCTCAAAAACGATGCATTCCTCTGGGTCGAACCGGGGGAGGATGATGACGAAGGGAAGCGCGTTCCCAGGAGTAAGAGGCATTTCCCCTACAGGGACGCTTCCGGCAAGGTGGACCTGCCGCACCTGCGCAACGCCATCGCCCGTATCCCCCAGGCTGATGGCCTGGACGCCGGCAAGAAGGCCCAACTGCAAGCGCGCGCCCGCCGTATGCTCAGCGCTGCCGAGAGCGGCAAGACGGCTGACGAGCCCGACGAGTGGAAGACGGGCAGCCCCGTCAGCGTGGCCGCGTTGGGCTATCAACTCATCGACCTGGCCGAGCAGGTGGCGACCGAACTCAAAGCCATGTCCCTCCTGGGCGAGGAGACCAAGGGCTACCAGCGCATCCGCCCCGCGGGCCGGGAGGCCCTGCGCGCCGTGGCCGCGGAGTTGACCAAGCTGGCCGACCACGCCGAGCGCATCGACAAGGGCGAGGACGGTATCGCCCGCCTGGCCTGGCTCAAGCAGCAGTTCGCCCTGACCGAGGTCTAGCCGCCTCAGTCGTTCTGCCACAACCACGGCACGAGGAACCCTATGAGTATCTACAGCGAAGCGGCAGGATTGCCCAGTGTCACGGCGAGCATGGTATCCGCGCCTGTGGCGCAATGCACACGCTGCGGCGCAGACATCTATCATCAGCCTGCCTATATTCCGTTGCCCACCGACCAGCCCTGCCAGGTCAACGTGGTTCCGGCGTGTCCTGCCTGCGCCCCCATCATGGAGCGCGAGGCAGAGGCGGCGCGGTTGCGCCATGAGGCAAGGCGTATTGATGCCGCAGTGCAGGATGTGCGGGTGCACCTCACGGCTATCGAAGAGGCGCTCATGCATGCCCCCTCACCCTTTGAGATGCAGCTCCCCGCGAGCGTGAACGATGACTGGGCTGTGCTCTGCCATGCATCCCGACTGCTCTTCTATCTGGCCAAGCGGTTCAACGCGACATCACTCGTGGACACGGACATTGCCGCCAGAGGAATGGGCGACCACTAGCACCCTCCCCCCATTTATCTAGGGTTGCCCCGGCGCGTCCTCCCGCACGGGGTAGCCTCTCCCCTCCATCGACTATCCCCGCGACAGTCCATCCTTTCCGCCTGCACTGCCACGCATGCGGCCCCCCATCCCCACTTTGTAGCCCACCGTGCTTCTCTTGGTCGGTGGGCTTTCTCGTGCCCGGAGACCGCCGGGCCGCGTGACAGATTGCCCCCAGGGACACTGTGGGCGAGAAAGGACACCCCCGACCGTGAACGCAGCCACCAAGGAGAAAGTCGGCAAGCTGGAGACGGTGCGCATGCGCGCCCGCACCATCCTGTCCGAGTACGAGAAGACTGGCCTGCCCGCCGAGCAAGACCTGGCCCTGACCGCCCTGCTGGACGAGGCCAAGAGCCTCCAGACGGCCATCGACACTGAGACCAAGCTTGACGACAAGAAGCGTGACCTGGCCGACTTGGACCGCTACCTGGACGAGCCGGCGCGGCGCATCCCCCACGGCGTCAACGGCGGGGATCACCCCGACGAGCGCAAGAGCTTGCAGGCGGCCGGCTGGGAGTTCAAGGCCGGCATGGCCTACAAGACGACCAGCATCGGCGTCAGCGTGCCCATGTTCTCCGAGGAAGTCCTCTTCGGCGAGGTGCCCACGCAGGACGCCTCCACCGCGGAGTTCTACCGCACCACGCGCGCGGCCATGTCGGAGCAGTACAAGACGGCCTACGAGCACCTCATCCGCCTGACCGCGCGTGCCCAGCCCGGCGCCGCCTTCTCCATGCTCACGGCGCCAGAGCAGAAGGCTCTCTCCGAAGGCACCGACACCGCCGGCGGCTTCATCGTGCCCCCGGACATCCAGGCAGAGATGCTGGCGCGTGCGGCGCAGATGGCCATCATGCGCCAGAACTGCCGCGTGGTCACCACCAACCGCGACATCCTCCGGTATCCGGCCGTGGCGCCCAACAGCGGCACCTATGGCGGCATCAGCGGCGGCTCTATCTATTCGTCGGGCTTCGTCGGCGGCTGGGTGGGTGAGACGCCCGCCTTCAGCGACACGGACCCCGCCTTCAAGACGCTCGATATCCCGGTGCGCAAGTTGCGCGTGGCCACCCGCCTGAGCAACGACTTCGTGTCGGACGCCGCAGTGAACATCCTGGCGTGGCTCGCCCAGAACGGCGCCGAGAACATGGCCCTCACCGAGGACCAGGGCCTCATCAACGGCGACGGCTCCGCGCTGCAACCGCTGGGCCTGCTCAACGCGATTACCAGCACGGTGGACGTGGAAGGCACCACCTCCAATACCATCACCAACACGACGAGCGACCTGGGCAGCGCCAAGAAACTTATCAGCAACGTGGCCTATGCCCTGCCCGCGCAGTATGTCAGCCGGGCCAAGTGGATTATGCGCCGCACCATCGAAGGCAAAATCCGCGCCCTCGTGGACGGCTCCGGCCGCTTCCTGTGGCCGCCCTTCACCGGGTCCGGCTTTGCCTCCACGACCGGCGAGCCCCTGTTGGGCTTCCCCGTCTTGCATAGTGACTGGGTGCCCGATGACGGCACCGACGCCAACCCCGTCGTGGTCCTGGCTGACCTCTCCAACTACATCATCGCGCAGCGCACCCAGGTGACGAGCGTGGTGCTGCGGGAGCGCTTTGCCGATAGCGACCAGGTTGGGATTATCCTCTTTGAGAGGTTGGGCGGCAACATCTTCAATACCGATGCCGTCAGAGTTGGTGTAGTCTGACACTTTGCGGTTAGGCGTGGTATAACCCGATGCCCTCCCGGTGTCGGGTTTTTCTCTGGGAAGAATCCGACAGACCACAGAAAGGACAGAGACCCTGTGAACCATCTTTCCCTGGCCGATAGTGTCCTCATCTCGCAGGACATCGCCGCGCAGATTGCCTCTGCCGGCGTCAACGGCACCGCTATCGACATGAAGGGGTGGGACGGCTGCCTCTTCATCTTCAACCTGGGCGCCATGGTGGCCAGCGCCACCTTCGACGCCCGCATCATGTCCAGTGCGAATGCAAACTTTTCCGGTAATGCGAACGTGGCGAACGCGAACATCGTGCAGGTGGCCAATACGGGCAACACGAACGCCGTGGCCATCGACGTGTACCGCGTGGGCGACCGCTACCTCAAGAGCGTGACCACGCCGGCAACGGCCAACACCACGTTCTCGGCAACGGCCATCCGGTATCGCCGCGGCGGCGTCTTGCCCCCGACCCAATCTCTGGCGCAGCTGGTGAAGGTGCAAGTTAACTGATGCTAGAGACGAAGGAACACGGGTCGCTGCCCTGGCCCGGTTCTGACGTGCCCGACTCAGAGACGGCACGTGCG